CAGGCTCTATCTCGGAAGGAAGGCAGCGGCGGGCATTCCGGTTGTGCTGCCGGCTGCAGCCGGTGCCTACAGCCTCAGCGGCACGCCCGCGACATTCAAAATCACGCTGGCGGCGAGCGCTGGCGCTTACACGATCACAGGAGCAACAGCGGGGTTTGCGCGCGGCCTAACCGCAGCTGCGGGCAGCTACACCATCAGCGGCGTAGCGGCCGGCTTCAAGCTAACCCACACCGCCGGCGCCGGCGCCTACGTCATCACCGGCGCCCCCGCCACCTTCAACATCGGGGCGAACGTCGTCCTGCCGGCGGCATCCGGCGCCTACGTCATCACAGGGTCAGCGGCGGCGTTCCAGATCGGCGGCAACGTCGTCCTGGCGACCGATCCTGGCAGCTACACGCTCACCGGCTCGCCGGCCTCGTTCAACGTTACCGACAACCGCGTTCTGACGGCGGCCGGCGGCAGCTACACCATCACCGGCACGCCGGCGACATTCATCGCCAACGTCGTCCTGACGGCCGCCGGCGGCGCCTACGTCATCACCGGTTCGCCGGCAAGCTTCGTCATCACCAGCACCGGCCCGGTCACCCTGGTTTGCGACCCGGGCGCCTACACCATCACCGGCACGCCGGCCAATTTCCTGCTGATCGCGGCGCCCGGCCCCGGCGGCGGCTACGCCGGCGCGGTCTACCGCGCACCGCCACTGCGCAAGCGCAAGAAACGCGAGGAACTGGAGGAGCTGCTCGATCTCGTCCGCAGTCAGCCTCCGGTCGAGCAGCCGGCGCCGGGAGCACCACCGGCGTCGGCGCCGTCCCTGATCGATCTGGCACCGCAGGCGCCGGCGCTGATGACCGCGGCACGGCTGACACCGCCGCAGCGCAAGACCGTCACCCGCGCGATCGTCTCCGACGACGAGGACGACGACGAGGAGGCCGTCGAGCTTCTGCTCAATTTGCTTTCGTAACCGGCGACGAAACTGCCGGGCGCTCGGGCTCGCACATCAGCCCGCATCGCATCGTCCAGGCGACATTGGACGCTCTCCGTACAGGCCACGATACGGCCGAAGGAACCGACCATGAGCACGCAACCTGCTGGAACGCCATCGCCAAGCGGCGGTGGTGGTGGTGACAACGTTGTCACCGACCGTGAACTATTCGACCATGCACTGGGTAGTGATCCGTCACCGGCGCCTGCGCCGGCCCCGACCGAGCAACGCTCGCCGGCGCCGTCACCGCAGCCGACCGGACAGCCGACGGCACAGCCCGGACAACAGCCACGCGCACCCGACGGGCGGTTCGCTCCCATCCAGGGGCAACCGCAGCCAGAGCAACAGCAGCGGCCGCAACAGCAGCCGCAGCCGGGGCAACGGCAACCGGAGGATCATCGCGTGCCTCTGCGCGAATTGCTGGAGGAGCGCGAGCGCCGCCAGCGCATCGAGGCAGAGCATCAACAGCTGATGAACCACCTGCGGCAGCAGCAGCAACAGCCGCAACAGCCGGCCGGCCCCGAGACGATCTTCGACGGGCCCGACGAGTATCTGAACCATCGCGTGATGAACCCTCTGCGTCAGGAGGGGATGCACATGATGATGCAGATCAAGGACGGCATCAGCCGCGAAATGGCCAACCAGCAATTCGGCGAGCAGGCGGTCTCGGCCGCACTGCAGGAATTGCTCAAGGTCAGGCGCACGCCCGAGGGTGACTTCGCCTTTCAGCAGATCATGCAGACTGGTCACCCCTACGGCGCGTTGATGAAGTGGCAGCAGCGACAGCGCGCGGTTAACGCGATCGGCAACGATCCGAATGCGTGGCTGCGTCAGCAGCAACAGGCATGGTTTAACGATCCGCGCGTGCGCGCAGCGATGCTGGAAAGCATTCGCTCGGGTGCGGGCGGTGGTCAGCAGCAGCCCCAGCAGGGCGGCAATGGTCGCGCTCCGGTTGTGAACCTCCCGCCATCGCTCTCAACCGTGCCGGCGACGTCCGGCCGCGAGGGTGATCTTGGCGATTTGAGCAGCGAAAGCCTGTTCGCCCACGCAACCCGAAACTGATCCTGGCCGACACAACACGAAGCAAAACACCCGCCCCAGTGGCGGGTTTTTTATGTGCGGTCGGCCGTAGAGAAAGGAGTGGCTCATGGCCACGACTACGATCCAGACCAACAACAAACTGATCAAGTTCACGCAAGATATTAACCGTGAATGGGTCAGGCAAAATATGTTCTCGCCCTACATGGGCGAGGAGGTCACCTCCATCATCCGACGCCGGATGGAATTGAAGGCCGGCGGCGAAGTGATGAACATCCCGCTGGTGACGCGCCTCACCGGCGCCGGTGTCTCCACCGGCCCCCTGGTCGGCGCGGAAGAGGCCATCGACGACTACGGCTATCGCATCTGGATTGAGTGGGCCAGGAATGCGGTGACGACGACCAAGGCGGAAAGCCAAAAAGACAGCGCCGACATCTTCGGCGAGGCCAAGCCGCTGCTCTCCGACTGGCTCCAAGAGGTGACGCGCGACGAAATCATCGCCGCGCTGATGGCGCTGCCAACAGAGGCCCAGCCGGCCGCCGGTGTTCGCGTCAACGGCCTGCTGTACAACCTCGCCACCGCCACCCAGCGCGGCCAGTGGCAATCTGACAACGCCGATCGCGTGCTGTTCGGCGCATCAACTGCCAACCGCGTCGCGGCTGCGGTTGCCACCGACCACGCGGCGTCGCTGGTCAACGTCGACACCACCGCGGACAAGTTCACCGCGGCCAACTTGAGCTTGCTCAAGCGCATCGCGATGGGCGCCAACCCGCGCATCCGACCCTACAAGGTCAAGAGCGGCTACGAGTACTTCGTGGCGTTCGCTGGCCTCAACACGTTCCGCGATCTCAAGATCGATCTGCAGACCGTGAACAAGGACGCGCGGCCGCGGGAGACGTTGGGCGAGAACGGCGCACCCAACAACCCGCTGTTCCAAGACGGTGACCAGATGTACGACGGCGTGATCGTGCGCCTCGTTCCTGAAATCTCGACCTTCGTTACCAACACTTGGACCAACCTGCTTACCGCCGGCGCGGCCAGCGCCCGCGTCGAGCCGGTGTTCCTGTGCGGCCAGCAGGCGGTCGCGCTGGCCTATGGTCAAATGGCGAAGCCGACCTTCCGCAAGGAAGACGACTATGGCTTCATCACCGGCACCGGCATCGAGGCCGCCTACGGGGTCGGCAAGATCTTCAAGAAGCACCCGAAGGCATCCACCCCGCTCAAGCAGTGGGGCGTTGCCACCGGCTTCTTCGCCTCGGCCGCAGACTGATCTCTAGCAACAAAGGACGCGCGCCATGCCACACCTATTTGCGAAAAACTATCCGGCGCGGGATGGCGCGCTGTACAACATGGTGGCCTATGTCAGCGGGCGGTACACGCCGCTCGCTGGCACACCCACCATGGTGAAGATCGGCCGCATCCCGGCCGGCTCTGTGATCACTCAGATTTCGTCGCGGGTGATCACCGCCATCACCGGCACCTCGCCGGTGCTCGGCGTCGGCACGGCCTCAAACCTTGTCGGCGCCAGCGGCAATCTGCAAGCAGTCATGGCCGAGACGGCGGGGAGCGAGAACCTCGTCCCCTCGGTCACCGTGCCGCAGCCGCTCGCGGCCGACACCGACATCTGGATCGGCAACACCGGCACCGCCACCGCCGGTGATGTCATCGTCGTCGTGTCCTACGTCAATCCCGTGATGCTCTGATGCCGAAGATCACTTGGCTCGGCGATGTCGACCATCCCGAGAGTTTTGATGTCGATCCCTGCTGCACCTGGGGCGACTACGTCTTCCCGCTCGACACGCCGGTGGAGGTTGATGACCCGCATATCATCGCAAAGGCGCGCACCAACCGGTTCTTCCGCCTGCAGGAGGATACCAACGGCTCCTGGCCGGACGAGCGGCCGCCGTTCGACCCGTTCCTCGACACGCCGCTCGATCCCGTGATCGAGGCGCATGAGCTGGCACCGCCCAAGCGCAGCCACAAGAAGAAGGTGGTGCAGCCATGACCATCGCGAACTACGGCGAGTTGAAAAGCGAGGTGACCAAGCTGCTGTTTCACTCGCGGCTGGTCGCGAGCTACGACCTCTATGCCAAGATGTTCGAGGCCGACGCCAACGCGCGGCTGCGCCTGCGCCAGCAGGAGGCCATCGCGCTGCTCACGACATCAGCCGGCGAGGTGAACGTGCCGACCGACTATCTGGCTTGGCGCACGGTGCTGCCGAAATATCAGACGCCGGCGCCGGGCTCGGGCGGCTGGTCGAGCACCGCGCGCTTGACCGAGCTTGACTATGTGCACCCGGCCTACCTGCCGCCGGTCGGCTACGGCTACGACCGGCTGTTCACCATCGAGGGCGGCAAGTTCAAGGCACGCCCGGTGGACGATCGTTCGCAGGCATATGAATTGCACTACTACCAGAAACTGCCGACGCTGCTCGGCTCCGACAGCAGCAGCAACTGGCTGCTCACCGAGTATCCCAACGCCTACCTGTTCGGGATGATGGTCGAGGCGTTCGGGGCGCAACGCAATATCGAGGGCGCCACGCTCTACAAGCAACGCCGCGACGAGGTGTTGGCCGAGGCCATCAAGCTGTCCTCGCTCACCACCGGCGCCACCTCACCGACGGTGCGCGTAGCGGAGTATTTCTGATGCTGATCTTCGATCCCGACGGCCACGAGATCGGCACCCTGCTGTTGTCGGACAGCAGCCACGCGCTGCTCGATCGCGACGCCGAGATCACGGTGCATTTTCACACCCCGCAGCTGCTGCGCTTCAAGCTCGGCGAGCACAATTTCTCGTTCTCGCTGCGCCGGCGCGGCGATCGTGTGACGGCGCAGGACATCGAGGCTGTGCGCAAGTACATCCGCCTGCAGGCCGACATCAAGGAAGCGATGGAGGAGCACGATGCCGGCGCAGCCCGTCCCCGTTGAGTTCGGCGAATGGCGTCCCGACGTCGCGCTGCTCGACACCAAATTCGCGAGCGAAGTGGAGAACGTGTTCGCCGGCGTCAACTCCTATTTGCCGTTCCCCTCGCTGCTGCCGTTTGGCACCTCGCCGCTGCTCAATGCCTGCGGGCTGTACGCCGCGCGCACCTCGACCGGGGCCTGGAAAGTCTACGGCGGCACGCCCGACAAGCTGTGGATCTGGGGCGCGACTGGCTGGACCGATGCAAGCCGGCTCGCCGGCGGCGCCTATAACGTGCAGGTCGGCGACCTCTGGATGTTCGAGCAGGCCGGCTCCAAGCTCGTCGCCGTTCACCCCAACGACGATCCGCAAGTGATCGACGTCGACGCCGGCACCAATTTCGCCGCGCTCGCAGGAACACCACCGCGCGCGACTAACGTGAAGATGATCGGCGACTTCATGGTGCTGTCGGGGCTGGCCTTTTCCAATCGCCGCGTGCATTGGTCGGGCATTGCCGACATCACCCAGTGGACGATCGGCACCAACCTCAGTGACATCCAAGAGTTTCCCGAGGGCGGCCCGGTGCAGGGCGTCGGCGGCGCCGAGATCGGCTACGTGGTGCAGGATCGCACCATCCGCACGGTGCAGTTCCTGCCCGGCGACACCACGCTGATTTTCTCGTTCTCGCGCGCACTGCACGACCGCGGCTCGATCTCGAAATACGGCTTCACCACCATCGGCAACGTGCTCTACTTCGTGTCCGAG